ATGATCTCCGCGCACACGGCACATCGCGACGCGGAAACGCTGTCCGCGAACCTGCGCAGGCTGATGGCCCGCGATGGCCTTACATTCGATGACGTGGTGCAAGCCTCCGGCCTGGACGAGCGGACGGTGCGGGCGGTGGCTCGTGGGCAAAATCACCCGCATGCGCGCACCGTTCACAAGCTGGCTCGCGGGCTGGGCGAAACGGTGGAGGAGCTTTTTCGCCCGGCCGGCCGCTGGTCTCTGCGGCGTTTCGATCGAGCCACCAACTCGCTGGTCGAGAGCGTCGTTGCCGCGAATGCCTCGCTGTTCGAAAGCTGGTGCGAAGCCGACTTCGACGAGCTCTACAGCCGCTTCGGCATCGGCGGCCAAATGACCGAGGCTGGCGTCGTGGCGGCAGCCGAGGCGATGAACGCCAAGCGCGATGTGCGACGGCAAGTGAACATCATCCTGGAAAGCGGTCAGGCCGATTTGCTGGCCGCCGTTGTCGGCGTCCTCTATCGTCGCGCCACAACGCCAAATAACGGCGAGCTGCCGGCGAAGTAGCGGCAGAATGCAATCTATGCCGGGGGACGGCAAACGACGGCCACCGTGTTGCGCAGCGCTTGACGCTCCACGAACAACACGAGGTACGTTACGCTGTTGCCGTCGGTGAGCGTATCTCCGGCCATCAGCATGGTGGATGCCAGCGGGGCGCCGTCCAGATGAAATACCACGTCGGTGGCTTGAAGCTCGACGTACCGCTCGACGTTGCGCTGGCGCGACTGGGTGAGCGGCCGGCGGACGGCCGGCACGTTTTCGACCACCGGATCGGCCGTCGGTTCATACGTTACCAGCTCTTGGCCGTCGAAGATCGAAAAGTCGGTTGTTGGTGTCGGCATGGTGAGAGCCTCTGGAGCTAATTAAACCGCCAAGAACGCCAGGTACGCCAAGAAAGGATAGAAGAAGAGGGACGACCGATCGGCAATATCCATTTCCTTCTGTAAAAGTAACTGAGGCCGTCCGGGAATTCGAAATGCCTATCAGCCGGCACGCGCTAGCGTCCGGTTGCTCACGCGAACGCGATTGAAAACCGGGGGCTAGCGCCCCGCGGCTGATGCTGGCTGGCACAGTCTAATTCCCGGACACCCTCAAAGTAACTGGCTGGATTGGGAGCCCGCAGCGCCAGCGAGGGCCCGAGAATGCCCATGCGGGCGCTGCGGGCATCCAACCATAAAACTTCGCGTTCGATCTGTAATCGATGGAGTTTTCACACCCTCATCCTTGATCTTTCATCCGTGATCCATGATCCGGCTTCCGTGGCGCTCTTGGAGGCCTTGGCGGTTCCATTCGTCGGATGGCTACGTGATTCCCTGCGAGCGTACTTCGAACGGTTGATAGTCGGACAGTTTCTGATCGCACCAGTCGATCGTGCGCTGGAGCGAATCGGCGTACTCCTGCCACTGGACGCGCTGTCCGTCGAGCCAATAACTCGGTTTCGGATCGGCCCGCAGCTCGTCGAGCTGGGCGAGCGTTTGGCTGCGGATCGACTGGATCTGTTCAATATCGGTCATGGCAATCGGGCCTCAAGAAAAAGCCGATGATCGTCGTCAGGCCGATCATCGAGATGAATTCATAATGCACGTAGTGGGGCGACCGCCGTGCCGGTCCGACTTCATCCCGGCTGATATCGAAAGCGTGGCGGAAGTTGTATCCCAGGCTATCGACGGTCCACAAAGGGCACTTCTGCAATGAGTCGAACAGCACGTTGTTCACTTTCACGGCAACGCCCTTCTGCCCGCCCACAATGCGGCGGCGTGCCGGCCGATGCGGATCGCACGCGTAGAGTGAATACGTGATCCTCTCGACGTGTGCCGGCCAAGCCACCACGCCTGGCCCGGCCATCAGCCGCGCCATCAGAATCACCGGAACGCAATCCAGGCGTCGATTGTGGTTATCCTGAATTCGTTGCATGTTGATTGCAGGAGCGGGGTGAGCCGAGAGCCGGTTTGGCGCCGGCTCTCGGCCCACTGCGGATTTGCCGCGACCGCCGGTCGCGTCTTGACGATCAGCCGGTGTTCTTGACGACATAGCGCGGGTCGATCACGGCGGCGGCGCCGCGCTCGCTGGCTTTGAACCGCAGCACGATGTCGTTGCTGAACTCAGCTTCGCTGCCGAGGGGGGCTTGGGAGACTGTGATGGGCCAGTTCTCCATGTAGGCGAACGCCCGGCGAAAATCGCCGACGAACCACCACTTTTTGGCATCCGCCGCGGCCACGCCGGAGGCGACGATCCGCCGATACGCGAGGCGGCTGTCGTACACGCGGTAGCCGGAAAGCGGGTTGGCCGCCACGGTAGCGGTGCTGGAGCCAGCCGCCGTGAAGGTCAGCTCGGCCGCGGCGAACACGCGATGCGCGGCGTGCCGGTAGGCCGGCGTTACCAGCACCGTCGTGCCGCGCACCAGCACCGGCTCGCCGGTCGCCGGATCGAGGATGTCGGCAAAGAGTTGCTCGGCCTTATCGACGTTGGTCCAATCCACGAGCTCGTTGGCCGAGAGCGAGTTGATCCAGGGCGTGGCGGTTTGGTAGGTGTTGTACGACGTGCCCTTCCACTTGTAGTTGTTCACGGCGCCAATCACCAAGTCGATGAGCCGCTTCTCCTTGTTGAGTCCGAGCACCTCGCCGACTTCCGCCGCACGGCTGAGGATGAGGTGGGTGCGGTCGAAGAAGATTGCCTCCTTGGTCACCGGCACGATGAAGCCGCGCTTGGTGGTCGAGGGGGTCTCGATGTAGTCCTCGCCGAAGCCGAGGTGCGGATACGGCATGCCGGGCCCCACGGCGTCGATCGTGTCGCTCACGCGGGTGATGCCGGGAATCTTCTCGCCATCAAGCCGCGTGGGAATCGTGTCGACAAGCTTCGAGATGGCAAATGCCTCCTGCGTGTAGGCCTCCATGATCTTCGAGTAAATCACCTGGGCGGTGATGTTGAGGAACGCGGTCACGTCGACACCATCGCTGGATTCGATGACGCTGACGCCGCCTGCGCTGCGGGGGTCGAGCATGCGGACCCACTCCGGGCCGTCGGGCACGAGCGCTTCCGCCAGGTCGCGGACGCTGAAATCCTCCGGCTTCAGGTGGCCTTCGCGCAGCGCTTCGGAAAGATGATTCACTGTCTGCTCGGCGCCGTCCAGGTCGTAGCGGCGCTTCAGTTCGCGGTATTTCAAGGTCACGTTGATGCTCCTGTTATTGGTTGGTGAGTAAGTGAGTGAGTAAATGACGAATTTCCGAATGACAAATGCCGAATGAAGATTTTCCTACATTCGTTCATTCCGTCATTCGTCATTCCTACAAGATCGCCTGCGGTCCGCCCTTGACAACGCTGCTGACGATATCGACCAGGACCCGCGTTCCGGCGGGATTCAGCCTCTTCGCGCAGCGGCCGATGGCGGCGTTGGCGTTGGTGACTTTGGCTACGGTCTGGTTCAAGAGGGCGATTCCGGCGCCGTTTTCATCCGGGGCCAGTAAGTCGCCGACCTCCAAAGTGGTGCTCAAAACATCGAACTCGAACACGCCCGACGTGGCCACGCGGACCGGCTGCGTGTCGCCGTTTCGCGAGGCCTGCATCGCCACGCCCAGAAAAAGATCGTGGAACAACTGCTGGTTCGCCGATTCGGTGCCTTGATCGGTTTGCGAGGATGCCGGCTTGGCGTCGTCGGTATCCTGCAACACGAGATCGCCGATCTCAATCACCGTCGCGGAATCGACGGGGACCAGCACGGGGTTGGTGTCGCCGTAGCGCCATCGCATGGTATTGGCCATGAACTTCGTCTCCTATGTGTTGAGTGAATCGATGAAATAAGTGAGTGGTGAGTTAGTGAAGATTTTCAACGGCCTCGGACCGCGGCGGCGAACTCGGCGGCGGTGCGGACCGGCCTGCCGTTGGCTGCCGACCCAAGTGCGACCTGATCTCGCGAGCGTGGCCGGCGATCGCTTGCCGGACGATCGCCAAACCATTGGCCGGCCGCACGGATCAATTCGGCTCGCTCGGCGATGAGCTGCCGCACGGCCTGCTCGTGATCCGCTTGCATCAAGGTCTCGATGAACCGCGGGCTTACCAATTGGGAGTCGTCCCCACCGCGGGTGGTCGGCAGCGGCAGGTCGTATTCCGCCAGCAATTGGAGAATCCGCTCGCGCCGCCGGGCAGCCTGGTCACGCGCGATCATCCCGTCGAGCCGCGTCCTGACTTGCTGAAGCTGCGTTTCGCATGCGTTTTCGATCTCGCAAATCAAATCGGGACGGTGCAATCGGAGTTGCTCGAGCGTGAGTTGGTCGAGGGCCGAGGTTCGAGCGTCGAGGGGCGGATCGGAAGGGCCGTTTTCTGGCCCTCGACCCTCGACCCTCGACTCTTGAGCTTGAGTGTGCTCATACAACCCGCTCGTGGTCGCCGGATCTGCGACGAGGTCGATGCTCTGCACCTTGGTGATCGCCTCGACGATCGTCTCGTCGCCGCTCTTGATGGTGCGCGCCAAGACGTTGTGCGACATACCGACGTTCTGCGGCGCGTGCTCGGCATCCCACACGAGCTGCTCGCTCAAGGCGTGCTTGGGGTTAAAGTGCAAGTCGCCAAACAGCCCTTCTCCCGAGCGGAAAGCGACGCCGCGGACCACGCCCAGCCGGTCCTGATAATCACGCGGCGACAGGGGATGGCCCTTGGGATGATTGATGTTGACCTTGGCTCCCTCGTACAGGGCGACCGCTTGAATCAGCGCATTTTCTCGATAGCGTCGGCCGTTGCGCGACACCAGGCCAAGCAGCTTCACTCCGCGGATCACCCCGCTGGAGCGATCAACGCGCAGCTGCTGGCGGGACGAATCAACGTATTCCTGCAGCAATTCGGACATGTGCTGTTCTCCTTAGTTTTCAGTCCTCAGTTTTCAGTTATCAGTGTGCTACTTTCCTGCCGACATCGGAGGGACAACCGACGACCAACAAAAAAAGCCCACTGGAAGGCCATTGCCTTCAAGTGGGCTCGACTCGATGCCCGCTCCGCAGGAGCGGAGGCGGGCTCGGTACGATACCAACTAAAGTTATCAGTCGTCAGTCGTCAGTTTTCAGAATTCAGTCTTGACTGACGACTGAAAACTGACAACTCATTTAATCATCCTCTCGATCGCTAACCGGATGTGCTGGATGCGACCGTCCTGAACATTCAACGTGAGTCCGGCCTGTCCGTAAAAGCCTCGCCGGGAGGCGTCGGCCAGGAGCTGTGCAAACGCCTGCTCGACGCGCTGGATCATGTTCAATTGCGGCGTGGTCTGGACTGGCGTTTCGATCATGGGGCCCACCTTAGCACAGTACTATTCAAATGTCCACTATTACTTTTGGCCACCCCCCCTCGCGTTTTTTTCTCGTTAGCACGGGCTTCTCGCCCCACATCAGCCGCGGGGCGCTAGCCCCCGGTTGGTTCCGGCCACGTCGATAATACCGCGCGCCTAGCGCCCGGCGGCTGATTATTGCCGATCAGCCGGAACGCGCTAGCGTCCGGTTCATTCCCGCCGCGTCGTTCAAAAACCGCGCGCCTAGCGCCCGGTTTGATCAGTCATTTTACGCATACGGGCAAACCGCGGGCTAGCGCCCGGCGGCTGATGGGTTGATGCTCCCTTTGGCGTACCTGTACTCCATACGATCCTGCGCTTCACGCACGTACGAACAGACGCTCTCCAGATCCTCCTCGCAGTTGATGCACTGCCAATCCCCGCCGACGGTCCAAACTGTCCGATCGCAAAACTCATTCCAGCGCGCGCGAAGGCTGCGCGTGCAATTCGCCTTCAACTGATCTCGAACTATTTTCCCGGAACAGCGGTCGGCCGTGACGACGACATGCACATGGCTCGTTCGGGCATTGACCGCCCACAAATGCCATCCCCGGTGGCGGCAATGTCGCTCACATTCGGTTTCGACGACGTGACGCTGCTCGGGCGACAGCAGCATCACGTCGTACTTCAACCGCTTTCGATGCCAGTCGGCGAGTCGCGGCTGCGTGGGTTGATACCCTTTGCGCCGGCGCCGCCAGCCAGCCTCGTCGCCCGGAAGATGCGATCCGTAAACGGTCCAGGTGATAAAATACGCCAGCGGATCGTCGAGTGCCGTCGCCATGATCGATAAAGCCTAACCGTCAGTATAAAATCAGCCGGAACGCGCTAGCGTCCGGTTCATTCCCGCCGCGTCGTTCAAAAACCGCGCGCCTAGCGCCCGGTTTGATCAGTCATTTTACGCATACGGGAAAACCGCGGGCTAGCGCCCGGCGGCCGATTATTGCCGATCAGCCGGAACGCGCTAGCGTCCGGTTCATTCCCGCCGCGTCGTTCAAAAACCGCGCGCCTAGCGCCCGGCGGCTGATCAATAGCCACTCGCCGGAAAACAGCTAGTTTCCGCGTTCCCCGCGGTGCACGGCCAAATTCTTTTGCTCCTGGTCGTAATCGAGGCGGAGATGCTGGCTCCAGGTTTGCGGCGAGAGCACGCCGTGGTTGAACGCGATGCGGTCGACTTGGGCCTGCTGCAACTGGTCGCGGACGTGAAGCGACGGCGGGATGATCTGAATGTCGACCAGCTCGCGGACTCCGGGCGGCAGCGCGCCGGATCGAATCGCATGGTCGATGACGCGCCACATGACGGCCCGGTCCTGGTCGATCATGCTGGCCTGCAGCCGCTCGAACATTTTCATGGCCGGTCCTTCGGCCACCATCGTGGAAGCGTAGTTTGCGTTGGAAGCATCGGAGGTGAACATGAACTCGGGCATGACAAGCCTGGCGGCGATGGCCCGCAGCTCGGCCTGCAGGACGCGGACGAAGCTCGAGGCGTCCAGCCCGCGGGCCGGGAAGTCGTATTCCAAACCGGCGGGCGCGTCGAGGATGGTGCCTGGGCCGTACTGGGAGAAATGCCGCGTGCGTCCCGAAGCGCCGTCGGTAACGGTGAGCTCGGCGTCGGCGGCCACGAACTGCTCAATGCCGCTGCGACTCGTGCCGCGGTGCTTGCGGATCAAGGCGATGGCGGATTGGATCTCGGCCACGATGCTCATGTTCCGCAGCAGCCGCTCGGCCCGCCGCAGGTTTTTGCGCACGGGCGTGTACAGCGGCAGGCCGCGCTTGACGTTGAAATCGACATTCGCCCGGCGATGCTGCACCTCGGAGGAATCGACAAATTCGCCGTCAACATAGTATCCGTGCACTGTTTCCACGTCGTCGGCATCGGTCTGAATGCCGAAGCTGGCCGAAGGATCGGTCGCCAGCTCCGCGGGCGTTGTTACCTGCTCCGGCTCGATGAAGCGGACACGGGTCATGCCGTCGCGAGCGATGAAGTACCGCAGGAAGGCCTCGCCGTCGCGGTCGATGCGGCGCACGATTTCTTGCTGCCGCAACTGCCAGCGGTTTTCCTGCTCGAAACGATCGAGCAGCTTCTGGACCTGCATCGCGACGTCCGGCGGCGCGTCCATGCCTTTGCAGATCGCCGCGCGGTAGCTATGACCCGGCCCGACGATGTAGCTGATGCGGTTCTCGTGGCCGTTGATGGCAAATTCGTTCGTCGCGGCAAGGCGCCGGCACTGGCCGCGCAGGTCGGCGAGCATCTGCTCGTTGAATGGCCCTTCGCCGACTCGCCGCGAGCCATCCGACGCCGCGCCGACCGGCAGCCACCAACCGTCGACCGAGTCGGCGTAGGCGTCGCGTGGATCGACGAAGTTGTCCCACAAGGCGTCGAAGGCCTCGAGCAGGCGGGATTCGATGTGCTTCGCATTGGTCGTCGTCATATCGATCTCCTTTTGTGTTCCTGGTGTCATCCAACTCGTAATCGGTTTCCCAAGCCATCATCGCGGGTGCGCCCCGGCCAGACATCCTCCGCGAGGCGGAGGGCCATTTCGAGTGCGTCGGGACCGTCGTCGTGCGCGCCGGCCGGAAAATCGCGGAGTTGATCGACGAGCAGTTTCGTCGAGGGCGATCGCGCGAGGAATCGCAGCCGGCGTTGCGAAAGGTAAGGTCCCAGCCGGCGAATCCGCAGCATTTTGCTGGCTTGATTGTGAATTGCCGCCGGCACAATGAAGGCCAATCCGCACCGCGCGAGCTCGGCGGCGAACTCGCCGCAAAGCAGCTCCTGAAACTGGTTCGCCTCGACGCCAAACGCAGTGGGGCGAAAGCGGCCGCATAGCGCCACGCCGTCGGCGACCATCTGCGGCGTTGGCCGCCGCGCGAGATCGGCCTCGACATAGATCAGGCCGCGGGCGTCGATTCCCAACAGGACGTACGCCGAATAATCGCCGCGGCGGGCGTCGCCTCCCTTGCTGGGATCGAGCGCGATCGCTCGAATCCGCAAATCGGCGGGCCAGCGCTGAAACCAGATATGATCTTGGAAATATGATTCGGGCCATTCGCACAGGTCGGGGTCGACGGGCGAGCCCTGCTTCTCGCGCTCGAAGGCGGTGCGGCCGCTTTCCACGCGAAGCCGCATCAGCGTGTAAAGGTTTTCCACGGCCGGCCAGAGGACGGCGGCTCCGGCGTCCATTTCCGCCCGGTGCTGTTCGTAGAATCGCCGCGCATTCTGCCTGGCATGTGGATTGTCGTTGTTGCAATACAGCGACTCCCACTGCTCCCAGAGCGCCATGTTTGTCGGCCACGCCTCGATGGCCCGAAAGATTGCCGAAGTCCACCCGGCTGCCCGGTGCAGCACCAGCGCGAGGGCCTCTCGATGCAAGGCCGTGGCCAGGTTTATCACATTGGTGTCCTTGGTGCCCGCGTTGAGCAGCGTGCCGTGGAACCATTGGCGCGAAGCCTCGCGCTGCGCGGCGGAGGCAATGTGGCTGTCGTTCTGCAGATCGTCGCAGACGATGAGCGTCGGCCGGTCGGCGCGGCGGCGCCGTCCCCGGATCGACTGCCCGGTGCCGTACGACTCGATCACCACGCCGTTGGTCAGTTCAATCGAATTGGCCCGCCAGTGCCGGCCTGGACCGGCCGCATCCGGGTAGACGGCCCTCAGCAGGGCATTGTCGGCCAGCTCCGCCTTCACGTTCTCCAAATGGGTGTGCGCTTGCTCCTTGGTGTCCGAGACAATCCAGATGTAAGTCTCAAACTTCTCCAGTGCGGCGTGGAGCACGTGGCACAACGTGGCGATGGTCGATTTGGCACTGCCGCGCGGGCCGATAAGATTAACCTTCCAACCGCGGTGCTTTTGCATCAGGTCCAGCTCGCGGCCGAGCCACTCGTGCATCGCGGAGGCCGGTTGAGCGAAGTGGCGCGGCAGAAAGATACGGCCCCAGGCCAGCGTCGTTTCGGGTGGCGGGCCAGCCGATTGCGGGCGCGACGCTTCGCTCGAGACGACCTCGGCCGCCACGCCGGTTGACAATCGGCGCAGTGACAAGGTTGTCATTTCATCGTGATACTTTACGGTGGTTTCAGCGTCCATTCTTTGGCTCACATCGGGGTCGCTTCGTCGGATGGGGCGTAATCGTTCGCCGGCGAGTCGCTGATAGCCGGTTCGCCGCTGCTCCCTGCGCCGGCGATGGTCACTTGCGTGTCGCGGAGCATCTGGTCCACCGAATTGGCCAGGAGATTCAGCCGGGCGATGATCTGCTGCCGGTCCTCGGCACTGCGAACGCCCTGCCGCAGGGCGGTGGCCAGGATTTCGAGGAACGCTTTGAGCTGGCGGGCTGTCACCACACCGGGGCCGCGCGGGCCAAAGCGCTCCGGCGAGCGGCGCTCGAGCCACCAGACCGAGGCCCGCCAGTGCTTTTCGTCCTTGGACGCTTGCTGCAGGTTGCGCATGTGATTGAGCTCCGCGCCGGCTTCTGCCCGGCAGATCCCCGCGCCAAATGCGGGATCCTGCGACATCGCCCGCCGCAAATCGGCCAGCGAGCAGCCGACAAAGTTGGCGGCCGTCTGCCGATCGCAACCAACCGAGAGAATGCCTATCACCTGGCCTTTCTGCTCGTCGGAGAGTTCGGCGGGAATGAGATGGCATGTCATCCGGTTAGGTTTCGACGTGTCGGGTGTCGGAATGGACGATATGGCCGATATGGACGACATGGACATTGGCCGCTGTCCATGTCGTCCGTGCATTCAGTCGATTTGGGTCCGACAGCCCGGCCCAAAGGGTTGTCCCACAAACTCGAACGACACCACGGCCCGTCCCGCGGCGCTGCGATAGGTGGGAAACCTCGCGTTCGCACGCCGGCCGGAGCCGCCCGTTTTCTTCACGTTAACTGCCTTCCACAACGGCGAGCGGCGGCAGTGGCGGATGAGCGCCGGATGGCTGCTCGTGACGTTGATCCGCAGGCCCTGGGCGCGATGCAGCGCTGCCACGGCGGCGACCGCACGCATGCCGATGCCGATTCCCTGGTAATCGGGCAGCGTTACGATGCGCGTAAAGCGCCGATGGTTTTTCTTGGTGATTACTGGCACGGTGGCAGAGAAGTTCACGGGAATTCCGTCCCATGTCGTCAAGTAGCAGCGTGCGCCGACGGCGAGCGAGCCGCTCAAATAGTGATGACGCTTAAACAGTTGCCAAGCAGCCATTCGGCAACGGTGAATTTCGAGCTCGATCGGAGGCCGGCGAAAGGGGCCCCCGGCAGAGCCGGGGGCTGACCTCTTTAACTCACACGTGGCCATGTCCAGCAGCCAATCGGGCTCCAGCCACTCGGCGACGTCGTAGTGACACGTCACGGCCACAAAACGGCACGGTATATGCCCGCGGCGGATTCCCTTGGCAATCGCAGCGGAGCAAACTTTGGCTACGTTGCGATCGACAACACTCGTGAATTCGTCGAAGACAACAACCGGATTGTCCGTTGTCCGTTGTTCGTTGTTCGTTGCAGTGGACGACGGACCATGGACCATGGACAGCGCCCGGGCCAGGTCGCAGCGGAAGCGCTCGCCGTTCGAGAGCACGTGGTACGGCTTGACCCACGAGGGCGGCGAGCCGAAACCCACGGCGGTGAACAGATCGACGACGTGCCGCACGCTCGCGCCATCGAAACAATCCACGACGGCGCGGTCGGCCGGCCAGTCGGCGCCGGCGTACAAACCCCCGGCCAAGCCGGGGGCCGGCCGAAAAGCTCGACGGGCGATCGTACTCTTACCGCTGCCCGAGGGGCCGACGATGAGGCCGATTTGCCAATTCTCCGCTGCGTCCGGCAAATCGACCTGAAAACGCTCCCTGGCTTTTTCAGCCAGCGGCACGTCGAACATGCCGGCCACCTGCTGCACGCGAAACGAATCGTACACAGGGCAGGAAACCTTGACATCGATAACAGGCATTTGGGGTTTTCCTTTTTTGTCCGTTGTCCGTTGCCAGTGGTCCGCCGCAATAAACAACGGACAACGGACTACAAGCAGTTTCAAAACCCTCGCCCTTTGGGAGAGGGTGGTCTCCCTCACCCCGACCCTCTCCCAGAGGGAGAGGAGGAGTTTGGAAACGGCTTCTAATCACAGCGTCAACACCCGGCAGCGATATCCCTCGGCACGCATTCGCTCGAACACCGCTTGTTGATCGACTTCGTCGCGGCATTCGACGACGACCTGATAGCTCTCCGGAATGTTGATCTCGCGCGACTCCGGCAATTCGCCACCGTTGTTCCACGCCCTCCGCTCTGTTTCCAGCGACTCGAACAGGGCACGGACGGCAGCGCTTTCTGTGTGGACCTCGGCGAGCAGAGCCCGCAACTGCGCGTCGGAGGCCGTTGCCATGCCGGCCAGGGGATCGTGCGTGAGCAGAATCTTGTTTGCTTCCGCCTCATCGACGTCGAGAACGAGCACCGGCACGACTGAATCGGGCGTCGTCTCGGCGCGCAAATGGCCGTCGACGAGTATCAGCGTTCCGTCGGGCAGCTCGCGGGCCAGCAGCGCGTCTGCGTAACCAATCTCGGCCAACACGCCGCGCAGCGCGTCTTGCTGCTGCGGCGGGTGCAGGCGCCAGTTGCGCGGGTTGGGCCGCAGATCGGCGGCCCGAACGCGGCGCAGCTCTTGAATGCGGTCGCGGATTTGCAT